TCTTGGGTTTTCCTGGAGGAGTCGAAGAGCTTTGTCGGCTTTGCGTTGAAGCTCACTCGGGAGGTCGCGATAGGCGCGCGTGAACCTATCGGTGACAATGAATCTCAAAGGTTATTCTCCTTTGAGGTGTGCAAGCAGGTCATCTACGGACTCGAACTCGCTCACGTTGCCGCTTTGAATATCTCTTTGCGCTTGTGCTTCGGCTTGCTGCCAATCAGAGGTCCAGAACCAAGCGTCGCGCTTATCGATGACTTTCTTGGGCGTGAGCACTATCTGACCTTCGCGGACTTCGCAGTCCAGAACGTCGCCGTCTTCCAGACGTGCGGCTTTGCGAATCGCAGCCGGAAGCGTGATCTGCGCATTCCTTCTTAGTTTGAGAAGCATCGTAAACTCCTAAGTTGCGAACTTGCGAATTTGCACACAGGTATTATACCACACTTTTCGGTTTTGGAGTTCGAGCAAAGCATCGTCAGAAGTGAGAAGATAGGCCGGCTCATACGTCGACCACATCGCCACTCGCGCTACGTTGCGCGACCTGGCGCGAACAAAGGCTAAGTAAGACGGGAGGTACTGGTTGGACAATATCAACTCGGAAGCCGAAGCGTTCTCGGACGAGAACTCCGCATACGGAATCGTGATCCCCGCGTTGGCAAGCGCCGCCGCACTCGATTCATCCGCATTCAGCGGCATCAATGCCAATCATGCCATTCCCGTGAACTGGGAAGACAGGGCCCGCAAAGCCTGGGAGTACTACGTCGAGGAGCCGCTCGTGAAGAACTGTGTGAACTCCTGGCGTACCTTCGCCGTGGGAGACGAGATCAAGATCACGAGTGACGATGACGCCGTGAAGCAAGAAGCGAACGACCTCGCCGCCAGACTCGGCATATCCGAGTTCGTCAAAGACATGATCCTCCAGCTTCTCGTGAAGGGCGACGCGGTCGGATTCAAGCGATACACCAAAGACGGCAGGGACATCGAGGAAGTCACCTGCGTCAACCCGGTCTCCGTGAAGGTGAAGTATGCTCAGGGGCAGCTTGTGGACATCGAGCAGTTTCCGGAGGACACGCCGACAGCCGGCCAGGGACTGGAGTTGCCGGTTGAACAGACTCTGCACCTGAAGTGGGATGCTCCGGAGTTCTCGCCGCGCGGCAACTCGCTCGTGCTGCCAGCCTTTCAGTCTATAGAACTGCTTCGGGACTACCGGCGAGCGGAACAGGCAATAGCCAAACGCTGGGCCACCCCGTTCCGGCTGATCAAGGTCGGAGGGGCGTTCGGCCAGAAGATGGTGATGCCCGACCAGAAGATGCTTGAGCAGGTTCGCGACATGATCAACAAGATGGACCTGAAGAGCGGGCTGGTCGTGCCGTTCTACGTGACGGTCGAGACCCACGGCACCGAAGGGCAGGTTCTCAACGTCGAGGACAAGGTGAAGGAGGTCAAGGAAGACATCGTCGTCGCCCTGGGGCTGTCGCGCTCGCTTGTCGCGGGAGACGGACCCAACTTCGCGACGGCGTCGGTCTCGATGCAGAAGATGCTCGTTATGATCCGCGAGATCAAGCACGCCGCGCGCACTATCCTCGAATGGATATTCGACGACTGGCTCGAGCTTTCAGGGCATGCGGGCAAGAGCATCCAGTTCCTCTTCAACGATCTAGACCCGACAGACGCGGTCGACTTCAAGAAGCTCCTCATCGAGCTATACGACCGTAAGCTGATAAGCCGGTCGTCCCTGCAGCTCAAGATGGATCTTGACCCGGATATCGAGGAGGCCAATCGGCAGAGCGAGGGCAAGTCGGTCGACCCGCTCGATGAAAAGCAAGTCAAGCCCATCGTCGATATGGTCGTAGCCGGAATCATGAGCGTCGAGACCGCACAGGAGATGCTCGGGTTGGACCCTGAGAAGAACAGACCCGGGGGCGAGTCCCAGGCATCGGCATATGCCGGTGAGATCTGCGACTCGTGCGGCTTCTTCGATGCCGAGAAGAACAGGTGCAACGTTACCCATGCCGAGGTTACATTCGACTCCCAGGCGTGCAGGCACATCATTCGCAGGGGGTCAATCGGCAGTTGAACACCATCCATTCCCCGATGTGTGCTCTGGCCGACGTGTCCCAGGTCCAGAGGATCAGGGCCGCCACGGACAGAAGCTTGATGGCCCGCGACCTCTACACGGAGCAGGTAGTCTACCAGCTCACGCAGTCGCTCAAGTCGGCTGAAAAACAAGTGCGTTCGGCTCTTGCTGAATATCGAAGCCTTGGCTCTCCGCCGGACAACAAGCTCGCCGCGCTGAATGGCCTGGAGAAACTCGATGCCGAGATCGCCGATGTGATGAAGGCGCTCAGAAGGGACCAGACACTCGTGTTCCGGCAGGCATCTCGGGCGGCGTTTCGCTCCGGCGTGTATCGAGGGATCGAAGAGTTCTCGGCGGCGCAGATGCCGTTCTACAAGGATCTCACGCCGGAGGGAATCGACAGGCTCACCACATCGGTCTTCACGCTCATTGACACCGATGCGCTGGACTTTATGGCCAACTACAACCTCGTGCTCGCGGGTGACGTGCATCGCGAACTCGCCGACGGCATCAAGCGCACGATCCTCTCAGGCGTCGCAACGGGGAAAGGCGCGGATGATATGGTCCGCGACCTCGGATCGGTGATCGACGACAAGGAATCCTTCCGGCACGCCGCGTCAAAGGTGTTCACCAAGGCGCAATACCGGATGGAGATGATAGCACGCACCGAAGTCCTGCGCGCGCACAACCAAGGCCGCATCAAGTTTCATCAGCAGGTGGGAGTGCAGAAGCTCGAATGGATGACGATGGAGGATGAGCGGGTCTGTCCGGTGTGCGGTCCCCTGGATGGCAAAGTCTTCGACACCGACCGTTTCCCGAACCAGCCAGCCCATCCGAACTGCCGATGCACGAGCGTCGTGGCATGGCCGCTCGTGATATGCGGCGGGGAGTTGGGCGCGACGGCAGCGCCCGGTCAGAGCGCGTGCATACTACCTCCGCAGGCAATACACCACCAGGCAAAGCAGCAGGCCGAGGAAGAGAAGAAGCTCAAGGGCGCGTTCGAGTCGGGCGAGGTCGCCGACCTGTCGGCACTCACAGTCAAGCAGCTTCAGACACTGGCCAAGGGAAACGGCATATCGGTCGCCCGAACGAAGAGCGATTTCATCAAGCTCTTGGGCCAGGTAGAGCCGGGAGTCGATCACGGCGACCTCTCCGGCGCGGCGCTGCAGGCGAAGATAAAGCAGTACAACATCGCGGCGCTGCGGAGTAAGGACGAGTTGGTCTCGCTGCTCGCATCGAAGCAGGCCGCAATGAAGCAGGCCAAGGCTCTGGAGGAAGCAGCAAAGAACGCCGCGCCTCAGACGGACCTCTCCGGCCTCACAATGGTCCAACTCAAGGATATGGCCAAGCAGCATGGCGTCTCCTTGAACCTCACCAAGTCCGAAGTCATCGAGATGCTCGACGTGCTGGAACCGGGAGTGGATCACTCCGGCCTGGCCGGGAAGGCCCTGATCGCCGCAAAGCAGAAGCACGGCATACCTCCGCTCAAGAACAAGGAGCAGCTTGCGAAAGCCCTGGAGAAAGCCGCGGGCAAACAGATGGCGGATCAGGCGAAGCAGCAGGCTCTCGATGCGGCGAAGGCCGAGGCTCTGAAGAAGGCAGAGCAAGCGCTGAAGGAAGCCACATCGCAGATAGTGATGCCGTCATCTTCCTCGCAGTACTCCTCGTTCCTTGAGTCGGTCAAGGCTGCCGAGGGCGAGCTTGCAAAGGACTCCGGTCTGCCGGCTGCGGTACTCCAGGAGCACGCCAAAGAGGTAGCGCTCAAGAAGCGCACATTCCAGGAGCAGATTGCGGCGATGAAGTCCGGAGAACTGAAGGACATCGCGAAGCAGACCAAAGTAACGCACTGGCAGTGGGCTTCGAAAGACGAACTGGTTACTCTCTTCACTGAGACGGACGCCGCAAAGGTATCAGGGGCCCAGGCGAGCATCGAGGCAAAGCATGCCAAGTGGGCGGAGAAGCACCTGGGGAAGGCTGGCAAGACAGCGCAGCCGAAGCCTGTGGCCACACCGCCTCAGACCAAGCCACAGGTCGCTACTGAATCGATCACATCAGCGTCCCCGAACACGTTCACGAAGAAAGGCTCGGAGTTCGAGGCCATTGATTCAGCGTGGGCGGAGCACGGCAAGCCTAAGAAGTTCAAGTATGACGGCAAGGCGAACGTCGGCGGCGCGCACGAGAAGGAGTTCTGGATCGATGAGAACGGCGATAAGTGGCTGTTCAAACCCGTGGGCAAAGGATCGGACGATTTCGTCGCATACGGAGAGGAAGCGGCCTACAAAATCGGCAGGCTTATCGACCCCGACGCCATCGAGGTGCGAACCATTCGGCTGAACGGGCGGACAGGCTCAATACAGAAGTGGCGGACTGATCTCTCTGTCAGGTACGATTTCTCGGAGATCGAAGTCACCGAGTTGTTCGCCGACGAGGTGGTGCAGATACAGCGCGAGCACGTTCTCGACTGGCTCATCTCCAACCATGACGGCCACCCTAAGCAGTTTCTCCGGGCGAAGAACACTCACATCTACGGCATCGACAAGGGCCAGCTATTCAAGTTCTTGGGCTCGGACAGACTCTCCATCGACTACCATCCCAACGGAGTATGCGGTGAACAGGAGCCGTTCTACAACACCATTTTCCGTGCGGTGAAGCAGGGCAGGGTGACCGTCGATCCGTCAGTGACTCTGCGCTACATTCAAGAGGTGGAGCGCATATCCGACGATGATTATCTGGCCTTGCTGCGACCCTACGCAGATGGCAGGTTCGCAAACGACGAGGCTGGGAAGCGAGCGTTCTACGAGCTGGCCCTTGCGCGAAAGCATAACCTGCGCCGTGACTTCGAGGGATTCTACGCCGATGTGCTTGGCAAACCCGGCTTTCGGTTCGAGCAAGCCGTCGAGACTCCGACCAAGGGCCGTATTGGCAAGGCCGAGGAAGATCTGTTGGAGGATGTCCAGCGACTAGGCTGGCAGGGCAAGGCGCTCCCGATTGACGAGGATGATATTGAGGACCAGAACGCGCTCATCTTCACCGAGATGGCCAAAGGTCAGCAGCGCACGGTGATCAAGCTCAAGGTCAGACCGGAGGCGGAATCAAAGGTCTTGGCCAGGCTCCGCAAGGCGACAAAGCAGGTCACCAAGATCGGTGAACGTCTGCCGGAAGACGACTTCGCCGAAGACATTCTCGACGCCGTAAAGACCGTGAACCACCATGCAGGCGATGGCAACTACAACAAAGTGAAGATAGACAAGGCAGTGGGGCACATCGAGGCGCTTGAGAGACTGGCGAAGTCCGATGATCCCGACGTCCGCGAGATGGCCGAAACATACAAGGGCTGGTTGGAGAAAGTGCAGCAGGCGCTCCGCGACCGAAAAGCCATTCCCGAACACTTCGATACGTACCTCAAGAAGGCCGCCACCAAGCCCAAGAAGACAGACTTCGACTTCACGTGTCGCAAGACGAAGGTTCTTTTGGAGAAGCGCGCCGTCAATAAGGGTGACCTGTCTGTCGAGAGCGAGGCTGTGGATCTCGGCACGATGTTTGGCGGACAGCACTTGCCCGAAGGCGAGCAGTACGAGATAGACTTCGGGGACGGCGTCCGCGCGGTCTACCGCCCGTGGTCGTCGAAGAACCTGTATGCGCATTCGGGGGAGTTCGAGATGGTATTACCGGGCCGTCCGGACGCCAAGAGCTTGGACCGGGCGCTGGAGAAGATGGAGAAGATCGGCTTGAAGGCGAACATCGCCACTCCCGAAGACGCGGAGATCCTCTATCTCCACAAGCAGGCTTATCTGACAAAGGTCGACAAATCGCCCGAGTATACGCAAATGATCTCCGCCCTTGATCATCGCAACGCCTCCAAGACCGAGCGTATCCAAGCTCTGCGCGGATTTTGGGAGAAGCGGCTCGGAGTGCCGGACATCACGAAGATCCCGGGCTACGATCCTGTGGGAGAGTATCAGCTCGGTTTCAAGGACAGAACGATAGGCGGCGGCTATCGGTACCAATACAGGTTCGATATCTCTGACGAAGACATGGAGCGCGAGATGGCGGGCTACAGCCTCCATCATAGCTTGACGAACAGCTCCAGCATGAGCGGGTTCCTTGACGCGGCGTTGGGGAACAACGGCACCATGATAAGCACGGTCGAGAAGCTCAGGGCCGGGGTGCAGCCGCGCGGCATGTCGCCGGAATCGGATATGGAAACCGGCGGAGCGAGCTACGTGTTCACGAGAATCAAGAAATCCCCGCTTTCCGGCACTTCCGCCGAAAACGGCCTCTACTTCAAGAAGCGGATACTAAGGCGGATGGACGCCATCAGCTACGACCACGACGCCTACGGCAAGGTCACCGAAGACTACGTGCGGACGCACAGGGGCAGTGATCCCAGAACCTGGAAGACCTATGCCCGAAACACAAGCAACGAGACGATCCTCAAGCACTCGATAACGCTGCTCGACAACCTTGAGGCGATAGTAGTGGGAAGCGAGTCGGAGCGGATGCAAGTGCTGGCGGTATTCAAGAAGCACGGCATACCCAAGCTGACCGACGGCCGCAAGGTCGAGGATATCGTTTTGGTGAGGTGAGTATGCAAGAGTTCATAGCACAGGAAAAGGCAAGGCTGCAGGCCCTGTTCGATGAGTTCAATCGCGACGGATCGTTCATCGTGTTGCAGGAAGGTCGCGGTGAGCCGCTGTCGCTTGGGCTTGTCGACAGTTACAACGTTACCCGGGTCGCTCCGCACTTCGATGCGGCCGGCAACGTCACGAAGACCGACTTCTGGGTCATGTGGAAATCAGTCGGCTACGACAGCGGTTACCAGTACACGCATACCATCAAGGTCGTGGACTGGAGCCGGGACGACACCTACGAGATCGACCTCATCGACGACCTCCACCGCCGCTATCATATCGAACTGATCATGGACGCGACGGAACACGAGTATGTGCTCGATTGGCGAAAGTGGCAGCGTTACAAGGCCAAGAACGCCGCCGAGTTCGAGATCATCGACGCCCAGATTCTCGAGGAGCACACGAAGATAGCGGAGGAATGGGATGCGGCTTAGATACATGATAGAGTATGCGCTTCGGGACCGAGACACGAACCCGCGCTATGAACCCATCGGCGTCTGGGTGCAAGGTCCCGGCCCGGGGCTGGATATCGTGATGGAATACCTGCCCGGCAATGAGGAAGCGCAAGAGGAGGCCGACTGGGTCATCAACCGGCTGGTCGAAA